GAGGTTGAGGCATGAAAGCAGCAGGTATCTTTTTTATCACCGGCCTGATCCTGGCCGCATCTGACGGTCCATGGTTCCCCTGGCCGAATTTTATCGGGCTGTGTATCTTTTCTTTGTCGCCGGTGCTTGCATGGCGGGCGGATCGGATGAGGGGGTGATTATGAACATCAAAATAATCTGCGGCGTCTGCGGCATGGAATGTTCCGGCGGTTTCAACCACAACCAGGAGCTTATTGTAACCTGCCACAACTGCCAGGACACCCTAAAAGGGGATGAGGAAATGATTGGAGATCTGGAAGATGAAATCTTTGAGCTTCAGCGGAAGGTGACAGCATGATCGAGAAAACAATCAAACTGGAAATCAGTCTTCCCCTTCAGGCCGAAATCACCGCCCATGCAGACGTTGACCTTGACTTCAGCGCAGAGGCAGCGGTTGAGGCTGTCAAACAGGCAATCAAAGATGAGGCTGAAGGTCTTAGGTTCATGATGCTGGCGGAATCAGAACGGCTGGCACGGGAGTGGCGGGAAGATCAGATGATTGAGGAAGCACTAAACAGGAGGTAGTGATGAAATTATACAGCAAACTGGTAAACATCCGCAAAGCGGTTGAATACCTTCAAAAAACAGAACGGGGTAATCAGGGTGCTATGTACGTTGACCCCGCCGTTCTTGTCCGCAAGATTCGTGAGAAGATGGACGAACACGGAATCCTTCTTGTTCCGTCTTTGAAAAACTCATCCATTGAATCCATGCCAGACCCGACGAAAAACAACCCGGATGCCAAGTCTTTTCTGTTCCGGTCTGAAATGGTTTATACCTTCATCGACGCGGAAGACGGGTCGAAACTGGATGTTGACTGGTTCATGACCGGGAAGCATCTTCAAGACCCGGCGATGGCTGGCGGTGCGGCTCTCACCTATTTTGAGCGTTATTTCCTTTTAAAGTTCTTCCAGATTCCCACATCGAAAGACGACCCTGAACACTTTCAGGCAAAAACAGCCACAACCCTTACCGATGACCAGATCAAAGAATTATCCGACCTGATCGATCGCACAGGGACCGATATCCGGGCGTTTTTGAAACATGCCAAGGCCGATACACTGGAAAACATTCAACCGGCTAAATTCGGCGTTTTAAAGGCCATGCTGTTGACGAAGGAACAGAAAGTCAAAGGTGCGGCATGATACTGGACTACACACCGCAAGGAACTGACGCTTGGCACGCGCTCCGGGTAGGATCACCGGGCGCGTCAAGCATGGACAAGATCATCACCTCACAAGGCAAGAGATCCGGCCAGAGACAGGCGTATATGTATCAACTTGCCGGTGAAATCATTGTGGGAGAAAAAACAGAAACATACCGGAACGCCACAATGGACAGGGGGAACGAACTGGAAGCGGAAGCCCGTGAGGTTTTTGAGTTTCTTCACGGGCCGGTGGAGCAATGCGGCGTGATTTACCCGGATGAAAGAAAGTTGTGGCATATAAGCCCGGACGGATTCCAGTCTGAAAAAGAGCAGGGACTTGAAATCAAATCGCCCCTGCTGCACACCCATTGCGAATATCTGGACAAGGGGAAACTTCCCACAAAATACGTCGTTCAGGTTCAAACCAGTCTGGCGTGTACCGGGTGGGATGTCTGGTATTTCATGTCGTATTATCCCGGCCTGAAAAGCCTGATTATCTCGGTTGAGCGTGACGAAAAACTGATCCCGTTGATTTTAGAGGCGGTTGAGGAGTTTTGCGCGGATCTTCATGACCTGGTGGAGCGGTTGCAATGAACTGGATTCAATATCAGGAAAAACACCCGTTGACCCGGCAGGTTTACGGTAAAGAATCCGTTGAGAAAATCCGCAAACATGCGTTCACCGAAGCGTCTGGTTCAAAAAAAATGAACAGATCCCAAAAACAGAACGCTTATTACTGGGGGGTAGTTCTCAAAATCATGGGTGACGAAATCGGATACCTACCGGACGAAATACATCAGTTGATGGGAAAAGAGTTTCTCAGCTACGAGCGCAAGCCTGGTGAGTTGTTCGTGAAGTCAACCACAAAGCTGTCAACCGTTGAATTTGAGGACTACCTATCGAACGTCAGGCGGTTCGCTGCAACGGAATTGAATATCTATATTCCTTTGCCAAACGAGACTGAATTTTCTTACGAGGTGGCGGCATGAAGGCGGGACAGGCAATCAGGATATTGAATCGAGATAGCCATGTTTGCCAATATTGTGCAAGGCCGTTCCCGCCCGAATCACCGCCTCTTCATGTCCACCACCGGATCTTTACCAGCCAGGGCGGAAAAGACGATGACGACAATCTGGCTTCATGCTGTGGATACCCGTGCCATTACAACCACGGTGGTCTGAAAGGCCGGCGGCTGATCTGGAAGCGGGATGATTCGGTGATTGAGGGGTTGAGGCAGCGGTATATGAGGGGCAAATAACAAGGAGGCAATATGACAGACCTAAGCCAAGAAGTTCAAAAAGAAGTTGCAAGAATACGTGACATGATCAGTGAGACAAAGGCGCTTTTTCCAGCCGGAAATGTCAACTTTGTGATGTATGAGGTAGCCATATCTGAGGCAGAGCGAGCAGTTAGAGAACAGGACACGGCGGCACTCGTAAGTGTTTTGCCTGAGTTGCGCGAGATGTAAACAAGGAGGTAACAATGCGTGAAATAAAATTCAGAGGCCATACTTTGAACCAGGAGATTTTGAGTTGACAGGGGTGTGGTGGTTTGGTATGGTGATTATACAAGGTCAGGGGTGGCGCCCATAACAAAAATGGTCTTGTGAAAGGGATTAAAGCATGAAACATAAAAAACAGTTTTTTAAAAGATTACCCGACATTTACTTGGGCACACCCTTTCCCGATTGGGTGCTGCCAAACACCCGTTGTTTCATGCGGGGTGTGTCCAAGTATTTGCCGGGTTTTTTATTTTGTGGTGAAACTCTATGAGCAAGGGCAATGGCTGGGTTCCTATTGATAAAATGCTTGCTCAGGACTTCAAGCATATAAAGCGACCACTTTCAAGGATCGAGGCCATGTTTTCATATACGGTTGATGCTGACAATGGCATAGAAGGAACGATAGCAGGGTACGCAACACAATGGGGCTGGTCAAGAAATAAGGTCCGCAGATTCGTTAATTGTATTCGGACAGAAGAAGGACACCTAAAGGACAGCAGAAGGACAGCAGAAGGACACCCTATACGCTTTATTGACAACGGTCTTTGGAGCAAAAAGGACAGCAAAGGGACAGAAGAAGGACAGAAGAAGGACAGAAGCAAGGACACTACTATAGAACCTAATCCTAATCCTGATCCTAAAGATACCCCCCTACCCCCCAAAAAGAAAAAAACGAAAAAATTCATTCCACCATCAGAATCAGAAACAATCCAGTTTTTTCTTGAAAACGGATTTACAGAAAAATCGGCAAAAACCGCATGGGCATATTACCAAGACGGAAACTGGAAAGACAGCCGCGGAAACCAGGTTAAAAACTGGAAACAGAAAATGCGTGGTGTATGGTTCAAGGATGAAAACAAATCACCCCTTAACGGCACCCCCCGCAAAACCCCTGAACAAATCAAAGCCGAAATCAACGAGGCCCTTTCATGAGCATTTTCCTGGAAAAAACACCACCACACAGCAACGACGCAGAACAGTCGTTACTCGCAACGATTCTCATAAACAGCAAATGCCTTGACGACATCGAAGGTCTTTCAGCCAGTGATTTTTATTCCGGGCCGCACCGGAAAATATTTGAGTCCATCCTTGCTGTCAAAAAACGTGACGGCAATGTGGATCTGGTGACCGTGGCACAGGAGATGAAAAGCAGAGACACTCTGGACGAAGCCGGCGGACCCGCTTATTTGACAAAGCTGGTTGACACGGCACCCATCGCAATCAATCCACAACAGTACGCCGACGTTATCAGAAACCTGTCCGCTGTCCGCGCCATGCTCCATGCCGGTCTCAGGATAGCGCAAAACGCTTATTCAGCAACGGACGTTGAGGATTATATCAGCCGGTCGCAAGCTGAAGTTTTACAGGTCCAGACCACCACCAGTATTGATAAGATTTATGACATGGAGGCCCTGATGGTCCAGGCCCTTGACCGGATCGAACAAGCCCAGACTCGTGACGTTGAAATCGGCTTGAAGTTTGGATTTCCAACCCTGGATAGCATCATGCAGGTTTTTGGGTCAAAACTCATTATCATGGCTGGCCGCCCTGGAATGGGCAAGACGGCTCTGGCGCTGTCAGTGGCCAGGTCCCTGGCAGAGCGCGGAGTCAAAACCGGATATCTGTCAATTGAAATGGACAAAGAAAGCCTTTCTGATCGGATCTTGGGACATGCGGCCAATATCAACCCGCTTTTGTTCTATTCTAAAAACACACTTTCTGGACAATCCTTCCAGACCCTAACCGATGCTGCAGGATACCTGTCAACCATCCCTCTTTTCATCGACGATTCCGATTGCAAGATTCAGGACGTTGAAAGAAAGTGCAGAAAATTTAAAAAAATGGGTTGTGAAATCATTTTGATTGACCAGTTATCCAAGATCCGGGGTTTGCCTGGACAATCGAAATTTGAGCAATACAGCGACAACTGTTCGGCAATCGCCCTGATAAAAAAAGAGCTTCGGATTCCGATTGTGTTGTTATGCCAGTTGAACCGGAACGTGGAGCAGAGATCAGATAAACGTCCCGAATTGTCGGACTTAAAACAAACTGGGATGATCGAGGAAGACGCTGACATGGTGCTGTTGATTTACCGGCCCGGATATTACGACGAAAACGTGGACCAGTCGGTAACGGACATTATTCTTGCGAAGAACCGGCAAGGGGCAAGAGGGGTTGAGCAGCAGGTTTTGTTTAATGCGAAACGGATGATGTTTGAATTACATAATTATTGAAAGGATTAGGCATGAAAGAAAACAAAAATCTTTCCGCGTTTAAGGGAGGAAGGGCAGCAAGGAGCAATGGAACGCCAATTACAGATAATCCATACCCAAGGAACACACAGCTCTGGAAGTGGTGGAACGGTGGTTGGAATGTTGTTGATAAGAGAAGTGAGGTGAGAAATGGATAAAAAAATCAAAGCGATAGAAACCGTTTATAACGGGTATAAATTCAGGAGCAGACTTGAAGCAAGATGGGCAGTTTTTTTTGATGAGCTTGGCGTGAGATATACGTATGAGCAAGAGGGGTATGACCTGCATTATAACGGGCCGTATCTTCCTGATTTTGCGTTATTCGATAAAGAAAAAAAATATTTGGTGGAAATCAAACCTATGCCAGAGCCGCACCACGAACCAGCAAAGCCGGAGCTTTTAGACAAAGACGCAACCAGGAAGGCGATTGAGTTGTCCATGATGGTTGGTGGCACAGTTATTTTGATTTTTGGAGATCCTTTGGAGCACGTTTCTTTTT